TGCCCGTTCCTTTCTTACCTCTGACAACGACAGCCACTTCGCCGGGGGAAGCTGGTCGCTGGACACCGCGCGCCATCCACTTGATGAGATATTCGTAGTGGTCTCGTCGCCCAGAGCATACGTTCTCTTGTAAGTGTGAGAGGTAGAGTGAGCAATCTCCCGGTCTGGGCTCATAAGCGAATCCTCTCCATAGATTGTAGACACCTTCGCGCTCGCCCTGTGGTGCGAATCTCATGTAGTCATACTGACGACGTTTCGCGTGACCAAGCCAATACTTGCCCAGACCGGCACTGATAGGTTTGCCCTCTTTGTCAGATCCGACCTGAACTTTGATGTGATCGTATCGATTGCGGATGTCTTCGAAAGAGGAGATAGTGAGTCGAGATCTTTTCAAAACCTCGTCCTCAATCTCCTCGATCACTCGACACTTGCCGCCGATGTTTCCAATGACAGCGTGCTTGTCGTTCATCTCGCGAAGATGCGGATCCTCGACCTGCTCCTTGGCGCGCGTCATCTGCCGCAGCGCGTATCGCTCGGGATTCTTAGACTCAAGCACAGATTCGGATATGCCCCACTCGCGATCGGTGATGAGTGAGTAGATCATCTCCTCGGGAACGCCGCAGCGATACAGTCCGCAGATGCCGTCGAAAAGCCACGCCGATCGTGAGTTGTCTCTCTCCTTGGGAAAGTCTGGGTGACGGCCCTGCGCGACGACCACCTTGATGCGATCCGGAACTGAGTACTGATCAAGCTCGGACAGATCCATGACGCGCCGAACGTCGCCGAAAGACTTGACGTCCATCGTCGTTCGTGATATCTGGCCCAGCGAGGTCTGGACCGCCTGAGCTTTGACGAAATCGCTTAATTCGTGCGTGATTTCGTTAAATTCTACCAGAAAGGCGCGCTCTTTTTTGCGACCTTTCGCTATCTTCTTAGCGTCCGGAACGTTCGTCGTTCCCGGCAGGCGCATGATGCGGTCGACGTTGTGGCAGTGATCACCGCCGAATATCTGAGCGAGTCGAACGTTGTAGAGCTCGAAATCCTCCGCCGCTTCTACGCTGCCGTCTATGACAACTGGAGACTTCAGTCTCCAGAAGCCCTGATATCCTCCGCCGCTGAATATGACGACGGACGGCTTCGGCAGCCCCTTGGGCAGACGAGAGGTGAGCAACCCCAAGCACCGATCTCGCTCCGTAGTGAGATCCACACCGTCGTGAGGATCGATATCGACGTGCAGACAGACGGCTCTCGCGATATCTTCCTTCTGGGCCTTGCTGACCCGCCCTTCTCGCCCTTGAAGATGAGTCTCTGTCGTGTCGTTGACAGAGAAGTAGATATTCAGCTCACCGTCGTAGCCGGTCAGCCAAGTTTCCATTTGATCTTTGGTCGAAGAAGAGAAAACACGAGTGTCGATCTTCTTGCGATCTGTGGCAATCGCCGTCAGCACCCACGGACCGTTCTTTTTCCAGCGTTGGAGAAAGTTGATGGCGTCAGAGATCATCTGCGCTCTCCCAAAACCTAACAAGGCGCTCGCAGCTCTCTCGACCGCGTTCCATCGCGTTGATCCAATAGCGACTGACACCTATCCGGTCGGCGACGAGTTGCTGGGTGACGCCGAATCGCCGACGGTAGATCAGACACCTCTCTGCGTCAGAAAGATGCTCAACGCGAGAGATAGGCAGCCGCTCATCAGACTGATCTCTCTCGAGGCGTCCGTAGCGCGCTCTTGTCATTTGAACGCGACGAGCAGTTTGCTCTTGAGTCTCAGCCGCACGACGACGCGTGATCAGAAGTCGTTCGCCATCAGAGAGCTCATCGCAGTACGCTGCAAAAAGTCTATCAGCTCTCGCTGGCGTAAGCCGCCCCAAAAGACGAAGGCTGCTTCCTCGACCATCTGCGGTCTCGTCAGCTTGCCGAATAGCGGTCCCATCTTCGCGCCCTCGAAGAAGAACCAGTCTCTCTGAACCTGTGCGCAAAGAAGGGAAACTCCTCTTCCGGCTTTTCTCTTCCTTGCTCGAAGAGCCTGCGCCGTCGTGAATGGGTGATCGAATGTGACCGGTTTTTCGTCCGCGTCTCTGGGCCACGTCTTCTTCCACTTGCATTCTATCCAGCCCCATGCGAAATTCACGTCCGGCACGCCGCCGCGCGTCCGCGTCTCTATCGATATAGCGTCAAGAGGTTTGAGAATTCTCACTAACGCTTGACGGCTGTCTGCTTCGCTCATGAATCGCCTCCACTGGGCCGGGGGCTTGATCTTGATATTTGCTTTCGCCGTATGGTTGAACCGTAGGTTCGTCCAGACGGTGGAAGACAGCCTGTGCGATCGGCATACCCGCCTTGAGAGCCAGCGGCGCTCGACCGTGATAGGTGAGTTCTAGAGTAGCGTAGCCGCGCCATCCCGGCTCGAAGACAGTGTTTTGAACGAACAGTCCTCGCCGAGCCCAGGAGGACTTGTCGTGCAGCTTGACCATGATGTCGTCGGGTACGTCGAAACGCTCGATCGTTGACGCGAGGCAGAAATATCCGTTGCGAAGATAGAGATCCTCTGCGATGCGAACGTCGTATCCTGCGGGGCCGAGGCCGAAGGTCATGCCTTCGTAGACGGTCCGCTCAAGAAGCGGAAAAATCATTCCGCTTCTTGAGCGGATCGACTGCGCTGACAGAATCATTGGAGCTCCACCTCTTTGACCGCGTAGTCGCAGATCATGTCTACGCCGTGCTCCCAGAAGAATCCTTGATCGTCGTATCCGTCAGAGTCAAGTTTATCTGGACGGAGACGCACGTTCACTCGAATAGTAGTGGCAACGACGCGCCCGGTCTCCCAAGGCTCTTCGACTTTCTTGTCACACTCTATGACGATGATATCCTCTACTGAGTCGCACCAGCCTTCTTCATGACAGTCTTCTCGATATACCTGCACCATTGTCTCAGCGCACTCCACGGCTTTGCGGAGCGTGCGAAACCAGCACTCCTCGCCGCTGCCAGGATTGTAGGTGCAGTAGAGAGTCACTTCACTTCTCCCCAGCTTGGGCCGACTTCCACGTCAACTTTGAACGGAACCCACTGGTGGCGGAGGTGTGGAACGATGCACTCGCTCATGATTCTGCCTGCTTCCTCGGCCTCGCGACGAGATGCGACAGAGAGTCCCATCTCGTCATGAACCTGCAATTGCAAGTAAAACCCGGCGCGGTCCAGTTCGACCATAGCCAACTTGGTCTGATCGGCGCTGCTGCCTTGGATTACTCGATTCAACGCCTTGTGCGTCCAGTCATAGTTTCGACCATCATCTTTCAGTGGGAAATGAAGCTTGCGGCCCATGATGGTGCGAACCCAGCCGCGAATTCCGGCCTGCTCACTGGCTTTCTTCGCCAGAGCGCGAACGTAGGGAACCTCTTGATCGAATCGGTCAAGAATCTCCTGACCTTGCTCACCGGCGACTTCTTGAACGCGGCTGTACCCCTCTACGCGAGAGCGCGCTTGAAACGCTTCGTGCATCGTGTCGAAGAACATCGTCTCCTGTCCGCGACCGAGGAACAGCGCCCACCTCGTGGGATAGCCTAGCGTGCGGCAGAGCTTGGGACCGCCCTCGCCGTAGCAGACGCCGAGGAAGATATTTTTGGAAGAACCGCGATTGACTTTGTACAGACCAGACTTTTCTTTGAGCCATTGATCTACGACGCTGTCTGTATAAATCAATCGCGTCATCATGTCGTGGTTGTCTGTGTTCGGATCTTCTGTGTATCGTCTCGCGGCTTCGCGCGCTCTGGGCAGATCCATCTCGGCAGCGAAATGTGTCGTCCAGCGAGGTTCTTGCTGAGAGTAGTCGGGAGCGGCGTACAACATACCCTCTTCGGGCAAGAAGTTTTTGCGCCACTCACCAGCGATCTCTGGATCGCGATCTTTAGAAGGCTGCTGTTGCATGTTGGGATCAACGCAGCTCAGACGCCCGTATTTCACGCCTTTCGCGACGCCGTCTTCGTCCTCGGCAGCTATCTGCCTGAATGAGCAGTGAATTCGACCGTTCGTTTCGTACTTGCGAATCGATGCTGCGAAAGTAGTTCGTACCTTGTTGACCTTGCGCGCCCTGAGAAGCGCCGCCGCCACCGGGTGCTTGAGCCCGTCGAGAAGGAACTTGTCGATCTGAGGAGCGCCGGTAGAAGTTCTTCCCAGGCGAACTCCAATCGCTTCTAGAGCCGGAGCCAGCGCCACCGCTTTCCAGACCTCACCGACACCGACGCGAACGCCGGTCTCTCTGCGGACGAAGTCAAGCGCCTTAGCTTCTTCTTCCAGCGCCCATCGCTCAACGCGCTCCAAATTGTCGAAGTCGATGCGAATGCCTCGCTGCTTCATACGCGCGAGCACTGGCACGACAGCGGTCTCTAGATCGAACACCTTCCAGAGATCTTCTTTCGACAGAGTCTCGCGCTGTTTAGCGTAGATCTCGAGAGGCGACGTAACGTCTCGCTCGGCGTACTGCCCAACGAAGCGAGCGGGGAGTCTCCAGAGCCCGCCCTTCTTGCTCAGTCCGTAGGCACGCGCTGCTTCTGCGAGAATTCCCTCGTCCTTGGCATCGACGCCCCATCGCTCGCCGATATTCGCCAGAGAGTAGCTCATGTGGAGCTCGTTGATCAGAGGATCAGCGATCTGCACGTCGCGAAACTTCGCCTCAGGGTGAAAGACAATATTGTCGGAGTAGGCACTCTCCAGCTCGTAGGATAGATTAGCTCCGACGTACTCTCCGTCATAGTGCTTGATGTTGTCTCGGAGATAGCGAAGAACCTCCTGCTCTGGCAGGTTGTCTCCAAGATCGTGACGATAAGGGAGGTAGAATGAGGGGCCGTTCTCGATGGAAAACGACCATCCGACGACGTAGGCTCCGCGACGAAACCCCGGCCCAAGCTCCTCTAGATGATCATCTCTCGTCTCCGTGTCGATAGCGATACGTTTCGCTCCCTTCCACGAGGGAAGGGAGCTGACGAGTGTGGGGCGCCAGTCGCTGACCGGCTCAAAAAAGGACATCTGAAGTGCGCCGCCTCGATCTTTGTGTTTCTGATCAGCCTTCTTGCTGGGCGTCGTAGCCAAAGGGGTGCTCCATTCCGTCGGTCTTCTGCGACTGCTCGAGAATCTCTACGTAGTGCTTGTCGACAGTGAGAAAGAAAGGCGTTCCATTCTCCGCTGTGTATCGAATCTCGACGCCGTTGCCGATCTCGCGAATCACCGTGCCAATATCACCACGATAGACACAGGTTGGCGCGCTGTGGCGCGCAAGGCAACCGGCAACGCTACACCCTACCCTGCCACCTTGCGGCGTAAAACGCGGCGCTGGCGCGGGCGCGGGCGCGGCTGGCACCGTAGCAGCGGGCGCGGGCGCGGGCGCTGTGGAGCGTCGGCAGCCCTCGGCCAGCGCGGCGGCCATCGCTTTCGCTAGCTTGAGATCAGCCGTGTTTCGAAAGAATAGAATGCGGCTGAGCATGACAGTATCTTCAGCGCAGAGATCATTCTCTCGGACGAATAGATTGTATCCGTCGACGACTGAGTCTTGAAACGGAGACTCTTCTGAGAGGGTCGGCACGTTTTCGATGAGCCAGATCATCTTGTCGACGTAGTGCTCGACTTTCTCGAGATCCTCGATCTGCTTGATCTGATCACCGACGTGCTTCTTGCGCCAGCGCGCCGCGTATTTCGTAGCGCATCCTTGAAAGTAGATCAGGTTTTGAGAGAGATCAAATATCAGATCCCAGTGCTGGAACGGAGCGCGATAGTGCTCGCCGCCAACCTGACGCTCGTTCGGGTCTTCCATGTTCACAGCCCCCACTCAGGAATGCAGAGCTCTTCCATTCGCTCGAACTCCGCCATCAATCGAAAGATCTCTCCGGGCACCAGATGCTTCTCGGCTCGCTCGGAAAGCACGCGAACGCACGTCTCGCGCATTTGCTTGAACTGCGGCACGCCCATCGCCTGCTGCTCGCGAGCGAACACGTAAAGCTCCAGCAGGTCAAGACCCTTGAGCCACTTCTCGTCTTCGTGAGAAAGCGGCGGATGATCTAGACCGACTCCCTCGAGAATGGAGGACTCTATCTCTTCATGGTCCGTGACCAGATAGCCCATCCATTTCGCGGGCGCTGGGCTGTCTCCTGTGAGACGCTCAGGTTGGTCGTGCTTGAGCACGGCCCAGACGAGGTGAACAGGCGCGTCTGGTCGCAAAAGGCGAAGCATCATCGCCATGTTGTAACTGTGCTGAGCGACGTCATAGTTTCCGTAATGTCTCGTCGTATGGCAGCGACGAACGGCCCCGGCTTGTCGAGCGTAGACCACGCGCTCGGCGACACTCGTCAAGCGATATTTCATTTCTCGTTCCTGCGATTGAGCCACTCGATCGCGGCTTGTTTCCAGTCAGACGCCACGCATTGATCAAGAATCTCGCACGCGGCTTCCACACGATCGCCCTTGCTGCGATCTGTTCGCTTCCACTCACGCCAAGCGTGCCACATGGGCGTCGCCACTCGGCGAAAGAACGGATCGCGCATTCCGACGATCGGCCCTCGCTCGATGAACATGAGCAGGTCCTGATCCCAGATTTCGCGCGACTCCGTCATCAGAGGATAGGGCTCCACGTTATCGTCGAGCCATCTGATGTATGGATCTGAGAAATCGTAGAATCCTAGATTCTTGATCTTCTCTTCAAGAGGTTCCAGCGTTTCGACGTAGGCGTGGAAATTGTTCGAGACTTGCCAGTATCTGCCGACACTCGCGCCGACGCTGGTCGCCACATACTCCTGAAGCATCGAGAAGTGAACAGCGTTCGCGCCGTAAGCTCCCCAGATCAGATCGTTGCTGCGATTACACACGGTCATGTCGAGACAGGGCTCACTGAACTCGTTCGCTCCGACGGAGAAAAAGACGATCGTGTTGCAGGGGAGATCGCGACTCGTCTTGCCCAGGTCCAGCTCTGCGGACCAGATCTGGAGCACGGAGCGCCGATCCGACGGATCGTTCTTCAAACGATCGACGATCACGGCGAGCTGATCACCCCATTGCTCGCGCCAGCGGTAGCCGTAGGCCCCGTGAAGTGTCACTCCGTCGTCAGAGTAGCGAGAGGTAAAGTCTTTCACGAATCGATCCAGAAACTGACCGTTGCACTGCCCGGCGAGCATCCAAAGAGACTCGAAGAAGTGGAAGAACGGATTGGCGTCTCGCGCCACGGAGAGCAGCACGCGCTCTCTGGGCTTTTCGTAGACTGTGGTCACAGGACCAGGATAGACGAGCGCCGGACCGTTGCGTGTCTGTTGAAGAACGCCGTCGCGGCGGATATGAACGAGGCCATTCTCGAGAGCTTCGGTGACGTTCTTGACTGCGAATACTCTCACAGGTCTTGCTCCTCGCCGCAGTTGATCGCGAGCATCTCGTCGACATAAACATCGATCATCTCGTGCCAATTGCTCGGCTTGGCGAGAAGTCGCTCAGACTGGTGGAGAGAGCAGGCGACCACCGCCTGAATGACATCGTCAGACTTGAGACCCCAGACGTGCGGCTGCGCGCTGTTTGGGCCGATGTGCTCCGGCACTTCTCTAAGCGTCGCGCGTATTTCGTTGCCGTCGTAGTAAATCACGATAGCCTTAGTCATGGTTGTGTCCTCACAAGATGTCGAAGTGTTCGAACAGGATGTCGTCTGATTTCGTCTCCGCTGTGACATCTCTCGTGTAAGACGTGACGGCGGAGACGTGCTCACCCATCGCCAGATCGATGAAGTCTTGCGCCACGCGTCGGCGATCAAACTTCGCGAGCTTGGGTCGATAGTTGTATTCCATCGCGTCGCGGAATTTCTCGGAGGCGTGACCAGCCTGCTCGACGAATTCTGCATACTGCTGAAGGTCGGCGTCTTCGGGGATCGCGATATAGTCCTCGTTCGGCTTAAAGAAGTCGTCGCCGACTCCCTTAAGCCGGGCCACCGGCACGCAGCCATTCATCATGGCTTCGACGAGGACACGATTGAAGTGCCCGCCCTTCTTGGCGTAGCGGTCACTCCAACTCGGATCGACGACGGCGCGCGTGCCGCCCATGAGGTGCATCAGCGATTGCTCGTCGACATAGTCGTGATGCTCCATGCCGTTAGCTTCGGCAGAGTCCCAGAAGCGTTCTCCGTCAGCGTGAAAATACTGCGGCTTGCACTTGTCCTGCGAAGTGAGATACTGATACTCGATCCCTTTGCCGATGACGTAGCGCCGCTCTTGCGGCTGAGGCTCGCTCATGTAGCGAATCGCACCGATCAGCTCGTGAGCGTGCTTCCACGCTTTGAAAGTCTGAGCATTGATGAAACCGTGATGCCTGTCGTCCCAGTGGCGAGACTTACGTTCCAACGGGGATTGCTGCGGATTGACGATCATTGCTCGCGGAATCGGCAGAAACTCGCAGGTGTTCATCGCGCACGGGTGGACGCAGGCCAGCCCAGCCAGCTTCTCGGCGACGTGGAGCAAATGCGGATATCCGCGCGCGGCGTTGCCGTCGTGACTGATCGCGATCTGTTTCACGTCGGACAGATCGTAGAGCTCTGGCCAGACGTCGTTGCCAAGATTGGGCTTGTTCTTCGGCGGAACCGGAACCGTCCAGATGACGATGTCATACTCGCCGAGTTTCTGACGAGCTCGCTTGGTGCTGTCTCGCCAGTAGGTCACTCGGTTGTCGGCAGGGAACGTCCAACCAGCGCCCTGTCTATAAGGGACGCCGGTTCCTAGACGCTGGGCTCCGAGAGCGTCTCGCTGGCTCCGCGCCGCGCCGTCCTTGTAGAGGATTTGCAGAAAGTCGACATCGTGGCCGATCTCTCGAAAACCTGCCGCCAGATGCTCCGTGTGATTGATAATACCGCCTAGGTCCATGCAGTCGTAGATAGCGATGCAGATTTTCATGAGAGCTCCGGAACGTGCTTGCTGTTACACTGCCCCGGCAATGCGCCGGGAGCAAGGGTCAGTTGTCATTTGACCAGTCCTCGTAATCCGGATAGTCTGGCTCCGGCTCTTCGACGTTCTCCATCGCTTCGTCGATAGCTTCGTCGATGGGGATCTCCAGGGATACGATCAGCTCTTTTTGAGTCTCTGTCAGATCAGATGTCTTCGTTACATCTCCGTAGCCCAGGAGGCGAGAGGCGAGTACCGTCGCGTCACTCACTCCTGGCAGATCTACACCGAACGCGCGAAATCCTGCGACAGACCACTCAGGTCCGCTGCCTGGATCATAATTCTCCGGCGGGCCGAAAAGCCCAGAGGGTGCGACAGATGGGTGATCGAGCTGAAGAATCACCTCTAGCTCGCCATTGGCGGTCAGAGGATAGTCGACCTGCGGCTTAGACATAAGCGCTCCTGTTGTAGCGAGAGCGAGGCGTGCCCTCTCCGGTGCGAACTCGCTCATGCTTGTCGAATTCACAGAGCTGGAACTGGATATCGGTAGGAGAGAGCGGTCCCCAGTCGGCAGGCCAGAGACTTTCTTCGCGAGAAGACTGAACGAGCTCCGCAATCACATCTCTCGTCGCTGGCTTGCCGAGCGTCGCCGGATACGCGCCTTTCACTCGAGCTGCGCCACGGAGCGATCCCGGACCCAGCGGAGTCCACTCCCAGTAGTCTTTTGGACGAGATTGCGGACGACCGTGCTCGTCCATCAACGGGTCGCCCCAGAAATTCGTGAGCATCGTGTCCAGCAGAACTTCCTTGGTCATGAAGCCCGTGCCGCCGAATCCGGCGAGACTGCTCATCATACCGGACATCTTCTCCCAGCCGTAGATATCAGGAACGTGCGAGAGAGCCTCGATACGTTTGTAGAAATTCTTGAGGTACATGTCCACGACGACGTTTGGCTTGGCTCCGGCGATACCGCCGTTCGTGATCACGTAGGCTCCAGTGAAGACTCGCTGCTTGGCTCCGAGTCGACGGAAAGCAATGTCCTTGATCTCTTCGAAGCCGGGATTCTCGTACGAGCGCCAGCCAACGGCCTCGGCGAACTCGCTGGTGCCGAAATAGCGATAGATCGCGCAGTTCAGCAAAATGTCCTTGCGATCAGCGTAGAAGTTTGGCTCGTAGAACTTGTTTCGCAGATTGACCGTGGTGCGATCGTGGTATCGACGAACGTTGGTGAATTTCCACTCGCGAAGAATCGGATTCTCTGTCCACGGCCACGGCCTGCCCGCCTCCTTTCGGAGGCGAACAGACTCGCGTTCGCGCAGGAACCGAAAGAAAGGCTCGGTTCCCGGCAACATCACTCAGCCGCCACCTGATCGGGCTGCTCGGCCGCCGCTGCAATCGCTGCGGCAGCCTTGGCCTCGGCGGCGGCGGCCTTCTCGGCCTCTTTGGCGGCCTTGGCGGCGGCCTTCTCGGCGGCCTTGGCCTCGGCGGCGGCGGCCTTCTCGGCCTCTTTGGCGGCCTTGGCGGCGGCCTTCTCGGCGGCCTTGGCCTCGGCGGCGGCGGCCTTCTCAGCGGCTTTCTCGGCCCGCAGCTTCTCGAGCTCTTCCTTGCGAGCATTGCCGCTGTTCAGCGGATTGGGAAGACCGTGCTTCTCGCAGAACTCGGCGACTTCCGTCGCGTACTGCTCGTCACTGATCTCTTCAAGGCGCATGTAGGGCGGAACCTGCGCGGCCCACCAGCGAACCTTGTCCGCGTGCCGAGTCGGGTCGACCATGACATCGATGATGCGCTCGCCGTCGTGATACTGATCCCAGACGAAGGAGCGAGCGCGACCCGGCTCAGGGTCACGGACCTTGAAGTAGCGCGCGAACATGAACTTGCTCGGTCGCTTCGGGATCTGCGCGTCGATGCACTTGGGCGGCGCGACCTTGTACCGCTCGAGCTTCGCAGCCGTCGGATCTTTCTTCTCCTTGGGAGCCTTCGGAGCGCGAACCTTCTTCTCCTTGGGAGCCTTCGGAGCGCGAACCTTCTTCTCCTTGGGAGCCTTCTCCGCGACACCGGCTTCGGCGTTCTCTTCGTCGATCGTGTCGGCCAGCTTGCAGAGAGCCTTCCACGCGCCGCTCACGGCAGCTTCATGGGTCTTGAAACCCTTCACCTCGCCGACGCCAAGATTCGCAGCGACGAGATTGCGAAGCGAGAGCAGATCGGCCTCGCTCATCGTGCCGAGCTCGATCGAGTTCTCGGGCGGGATACCTTCGACGGTGTTTGAGTAGGTCTTGTCCATGAACTGGACGGTCTTACGATCGGTCACTTCCG